TCAACTGGTTTTCGTTTCTCTGGGTCGGCACTGCGGAAAAAGTGTTTCAACAAGAATTCGTTTTTCAAGTGGTCGCAACTCTTACTCAAATCGTCAAAAATATCGGTGAATTCACCTGCGTCGTGGTATAGGTCGCCTGACCTACTCTCTGCCGAATTAATATAATGTAAAAACGCTAAACAATACCAACCACAAGCGGAATTCATTAGGGACTGAATATCCTTTGTAGCATACGGCAGTTTCATACCGCAAAACTCCTCCACAATGGTAGGCGGGGGCATTCCAAAACTATCAAAGTATAGACCCTCCTTTTTGTCGTTGGGATATTTATTGACTTGAAAGCAAGTGTAATGCGAACCTTGATTGCGTTCGCCGTCCTCGTCAAACTCGTCCTCCATATTAATTATATAGGACTTGTTGTATTTGAGTTTCTGCCCTTTGAGTTCGTCTTTGAAGCCGATAAAACACAAAGGCACTCTCATTCGTTTCGCTAAATCTTTGATTTGAGTATCAGTGAGCGACATTTATATATTAAGCCAACATTTTATTTCCCCCTAAAATCCGTATTTAATATTTTCTGGATATTCCAATAGCCACTCCAACAACCAAAAGTGAATAAGTCCATTACCAAACTACCAAAGGAGTTGGTCGGCGTAGTATCCCGCTGAACCGACTTTGTGTCTATCTTTCTCGTGGCGAAGTTTGTATAATGCTCTGCGTTTGTCTGCGTATTCCTTGCCCCTTTCTTGAATGTAGGTAGGATAATCTTTATACCCAGCCCCACCAGCATAGGTGATAAATAGCCCATTCTTATCATAAACCTCTATTTTCTTTTTGGGATTACCGCTTGGAAATACCTGAACTCCCAACCGCTTTGCTTGTTTCTTTGTGTAATCTGTAATATGATACATTATAACATATTAAGAGAAAAATTAATTACATAGTTAAACCTAATTCTAAATCACCGCTTGAAGAGCCGTTTATTCGGGGACTGGAACTCGCAACGGAACTAATCGCAATAGGCAACGGACACAATTTATCCTCTACTTTCTTTGCGAGAGCATTACTGCTTTCCGCCAATCTACAATAGGTATTGTAGCACTTTTCTAAATAATCCTTTGCTGGAACGGGTCTGTGTTCTCTTGATAGAGAGAGCGTTTTAAAAATATCAACTGATAAAAGATAATAATCTCGCTGGGACACCATTTCGCACTCCATTCCCCTTTGTATCGCTAAATATAATTCTACACTACCAATAATAGAGCAAACCAGAGCCAAAAGGCAAGTGGTTAAACTAATAGCACCTTGTTCCATATAGGGGGTCATTCCCACGGAGATTATAGAGTTTATACCCGACAAAACGATTACGGGTAAGCGGTAGTATTTGAGGTTCTCTTTCAATACAAAGTAGCGTTGCTTGTGTTCTTTTGATAATATAACGGCGTTAATCCGTATCCCTTCAAGGACATTCTCTATATCAGTAGTCCAATCATTCTCCATTGGGGTCAATATATATAGGGGCAGAGTTTATTTTTACTTTTCTTTTGAAAAGGCAACAGCAGATATACTTTTGGTAGAATGTTCGCCGTCGCTCTTTCTCGTTAAGCAGTTCCTCCAAGACGGAAATGGTCTCCCCAGCACTATCCATATTAGAAAATATTAATCGGCGTTCCCATTTACACATTTGTCTTTATATATGGTTAGAAAATTATACGATATTCAAAACACTTCCATTCTTCCAAACAGCACCAACGGGTAATCCCACAGAACTTGTAGGCAAGTTATTCAATATAAGAAACCCTGTTCCAGCCCCTTTTGGTTCAATAGTAATTGAACCCGCACCAGAAGAAGCAGAAGTAATCAAGCGAAGATTAGCAGTGGTAGAAAGAATATCGTTGGCTCTCATATCAAGATTTCTCAAACAATTCACATTGCCGTTATTGCCGTTTAAATCCAAAAAGGAGGTCATAGTGTTATTGATTGGTGCGGATAATATTAGACCTCCGTCAATACCCGCACCACTCGTGGTAGGGTCTCTTATATTACAAGTAATTCTGCCGTATTCTGCTGTGGTGTTTCCAGAGTTCTTACCTTTCATACTCAATCTAAAAACCTCGTCGCCAATAACACCCGCACCGCCATTCTTAAAGGTTTCAATAGCAACACCAGCATTCGCTCCCGCAGTGCTATTTTGAAGTTGTAATATAGGGGCGGACGCACCAGCCGAATTCGCAGAAGAAATACGAGCAGACCCCCCACTATATACCGAAGTCCCAGTAGTGGGGTCTATCATTGTTAAAGAGTTTGAACTCAAAGCACCCGTCGCAGTTCCCGCACTATCGGTGTAGGTTAGGGTAGTTTTATTCGCAAATAAACTCGCATTTCCAGTGCCGTAGATACTCATTTGATTATTTCGGTAGTAAGCAAAGGCGGAACTGCTATTGTCGTTCGCATTAAAGCCCGTTGCTGTGTGCGTAGTGAATTGGGTTGATAAATTACCAAACATAATAGAAGTGGGACTTGCTGTAATATTCGCACTACTTACGAGAAAGTTTTTAAGCAATCCAGAAGTTAATTGTAGGTCTTGGTCGGTGCTGATTACGAACGGACTGGGACTGCTGGGGTTAGTATCGCTGTGATAAAGACCATTACTCGCTCCACCAGTATCCAAGATAAGGTTTAAACTTTGACTATATCCAATAGGAATACCAGCAATCATATTTAATGTTTTATTTGTTAAACTGGACTGGGCGATAGTTCCAGCGAAATCGCTGTCTTGAATAACAATACTCGCCTTTGAGTTAGTCGCCGTAGCAGTTCCAATCACGCCAGTTCCAGTAATCTTCGCAGATTTTTCGGTCGCTGTATCACCAGCATTAAGAACTGCGTCGTAAGTGTCGGCAGGAATGGGGTTGGGGACAGCGACGAATTGTTGAGAGCCGTCGGGGAATTGTAAGAAATTCGTTCCAGCAGTCCCGTTCATTACTATATTATTGCTTATGGTTGCGTTTCCAGTAATATTCACGGCGGGGATAGTTTCTGTCCCTTGCCCGAATGGGAATTGTAAGTATAATTTATTTGCCTCTGCGATAGTTAAAAACTCGCCTTCGCCATTAGTTGTTCTAAATAATCCAGCGTCAAATATAGGGACATTTTCTACGGGAGGGTTATAAGCACTCATTTATATAATTAAGCAGAGATAAAAAAATCAAAAGGGCAACCAAAAACTCTTTATACGACGCTTATACAACAATTCTTGTTGTCTCTTGAACCATAGCGGTTGAGTATGGTAGAGTAGTTGAAACCCTCGCACCACTATTATTTAAAACTTCAATATTGAAATTGTAGGTTGTCTCAACCAGATTTCCAGAAGGAGAAGCGAATGAGGGAAAGTAAGTAGCAGTGTTTTTAACATAGAGTAAAATCTTATTAGAACCGAAGACATATTCCATATAGACGATAGGGACACTTCCTAACCCCCCAGAATATGGGTCAGGATTAAGAGCGGGTTGGTGAGTTCCCGTGTCTCTACTCGTCATAAAAAACCCGTTGTTGCCCGTTGTGGCTACGGCTTCACTTGTGTTTGCTGTATAAGGGGTAGGCAAACTTGAATTATTCAATAACACTGGGACTATAAAGAAAGTTCCATTGTCCCAACAATAAGCGTCGTTTCCAGCAGAAGTAGTCGCATATACATTATTGGTATAGCGAAATTGTATATTACCCCCGTAATTTATTGCGTTGCTCCCAAAAGAAATCTCGCAGAGGTGTTGATAAATTATTTCGTCGGGAACGGCGGGAGCGGGAGCAGACGAAAAGACCGAAACGGGTAATGCTGAATTGCTCCCATAGTTGTTTTTTATAAATGAAAAGGTGGCGGGATTATCCAAATCCAAAGCGGAACTTGGCGTGATTGTTATAGATTGTGCTGAAAGGTTAATAACTGACGAACTTACGCTTTGCGTGGTTTGACTGCCGTCGTTTTCTGTGCTAAATAAAGAAGCGTCAAATATAGGGACATTTTCTCGTGGAGGGTAATAAGCACTCATTATATACATTAACCGAGATAATAATATAGTAAGTTTAGCACTTTTATTTTCTCATTAAGTATATAATGCCTCCCCGAAAAAAGAAAGAAGCAGAAGCCACAGCGGAAATCGTAAATTGGTATGAGAAAATACCAAAGGAAATGCTTGATAGTGCCGAGAACCCCAACTTAAATATACACCACCTAAAAGTCCCATTTAGAATGTGTGTTGTAGCCCCTTCGGGCAGTGGAAAGACAAATTTCCTTGTTAATCTTATCCACCTATTCAGTCAGGGAGCAAAAGGAACTTTTGGCGATATAACTATTATAACGAGAAACAAGGACGAACCACTATATAACTTTTTAACTTCTAAATGCGACCAAATCCAAGTCAAGGAGGGCATACACAACCTCCCCCTTTTAGATAAAATGGATAAGAAGATTAACCACCTTGTGTGCTTTGACGATTTGGTTCTCGCCAAAGACCAATCAGCGATAGAGAACTATTATATTCGTGCGAGAAAGTTGAATTGTTCTGTGATATACTTGTCGCAGTCATATTTTAAAATCCCCAAGATTATCCGCAACAACTGCTCGTATATGGTTATTTTGAAACTATCGGGAAACCGAGAGGTGAATATGATTTTGAGTGAATTTGGGCTGGGTGTATCAAGGGAGCAATTGCTGGGAATGTATGAATTTGCTACAAAGGAGAAGTTCTCGCCACTTTTAATTGATTTAGAAGAAGACCCGTTCAAAAGGTTTAGGAAGGGCTTTACGCAGATATTAGACCCGTCCGCTTATAAGAGTGAAATGCCTTAATTATTATCTAATGTATATGTATAATGTGTTTGCGACCCGAGTGTAAATACATTGAAATAATTGAGGGACTACCCTCCACGATATTTAAAACTTATATCCACTATGACGCAGACAATAAACCGCTGTGGATAGATTATATGGGGCTGGAATTTGATAGGAAAAATAGTCCAAAACCTGTGCGAAAGGTATATAAGCCAACTATTCAAAAGGTGTAGGTGGTGTAGGGTGTAGGTCGTCCTTTTTTCGTATATAGGTTTTATCATTACTATCCTTTTTTTAGAAAATAAAAAAAAAGTCCTTTTCCTACTATGAAAAAAAGAGAACCTACACCCTACACCACCTACACCTTTTTTTATTTCTCTTTAATCAGGGAATTATAATCTCGCTAATAGTATATAATGCCTAATATTACACTGAATTTAGGAAGCGGGAGCGGGGTTGTTGCCGACAAGTTTTTTGAAAAAATCTCCAATAGAGACGACACCAAACCCAATGCCTTTGATACAAAAGTCCCGTTGCCTATGTTTGGAGAACTCAATTTGGAACTACCGCCCTTTTTTATAGTCGCAAGTAAAAAGAAAGGCAAAGGTAGGAATGGGATAAAGTGGAAATTAGCAAACCCAATGACTGAAATCCGCAATTTAGCCAGTCGCAAGGGAAAAAACTCTTTAAGAATAACAAGGAATGAGGACGCAGAAAACGCTGGTTTTTTGGAAACGGAGACCGAACAAGCGGAGTTCGCAAAAGCGAGACCTCTATTATATGAGTTTTCAAAGCGAGACCAAGCAAAGATTGTTAAACATTTCAGGGCAATATATGACGGCGAGGCAGAGAACAGAGCAATTCCAACCAAGAATAAGCCGAGAGGGTTTCCAGCAGTCCTTTATAAGAATGCGAAAAGGGCGGGATTAAAGGAGACCAAAGAGAAGGTCTATACCAGAAATACTACAAAGGGCAAGGCAAAAGCCCCAATGAAATATCCAAGAGGTCGTCCAAGAAAGGGAAGGAAACTGCTGGTGGAGCAAGAGGGGAGCGACGACGAAGATTTTGAGGACGGCGGTTTGCGTGGAGAGCCAACAGCAAGGGAAAAGAAACGATTAGAAGCGGAGAAAAAGGCAAGGGAAGCGGAGAAAAAGGCACAACCTATGGATAGGGATTTAGCATACCTTACGGGTATTGGTAATTTTTATAACTACGCAATACGAGATATATTAGACAAAACTTCCTACCAAAACAGCGGTAAAGATAATGTATGGAATGCGGTTGATAGGTTGAAAAAACTGAAAGAGGGGGCTAATAAAAGCGACGGGGATTATATAAATGAGTTGATAAAAGAAGTGAAGCAATATGAGTTGGACGACCCAGAGGCGAGAGCCAAATTATTACCGCCTCATTGGAAGAAGAAATTGGAGGAGGAGAGAGCGGATAGAAAAAAGAAGGACGATATAAGAAACAAGGCAATTGAATTAAAAAATACATTGGTGCTACGACCCCTTCCGCCAATAGCAGAGCATAAGAAACTCTTAAAAGAAACAAAGAAGTTTCAAGAGGACTATAAGTATGCGGAGAATTGGTATGGCTTGGACGACGAATACAAGAAATCCTTAAAAGAATACGCAAAAATCAAGGGAAAAGGATTTGAAAGCGAGAGCGACGCAGAGGGAGACAAAGACGACGGCGAGGACGGGGACGGCGAGGGTTCAGGTGGCGGTATTTTGAGTAAGATAGTCAAGACAGCAAAGACGGCTTACCGAGCGGTTAAAAATCCCAAGAAGGCACTTGAAGAGGTCAAGAAGTTTGGTAAGAACCTAATCTACGGCAGATTGGACGCTTATCCCCCGTCAGTCCAAAAGATTATAGACGCAAACAAGGACGCAATAGTCCAGACCATAACGCTACATAGAAAGCCGTTGTCTTCTACTTATACCACACTGATAAGTTGGGCGACGGGTGGTGAAACAGATAAGCGAATAAAAGAGCAACCAAAGGACACGCTATATCATATCAGTATGTGGGTCAAGTTGTCTAATGGTAAGACCTTGAAGGTGGAGAAGAATGAGGTAATCGCTATAAATCCAAATCCAAAGGCACACAAGGACGAGCAGACGCAAGAAGTCCCACCACCACCAGCGGGTTTAACCTTTGGCGATATGTTGGAGAAGGCGAGAAAGGAGGTGGGCGACACCAAGTTCTTTGGATATTCGGCAAAGGATAATAATTGCGGAAACTTTATAGAGTATATATTGAAAGCAAATGGAATGAATAGCAAAGAAACGCACGACTATATAGGTCAGGATACAAAGACAATATTGGAGGGTTTTCCCACGCTTCGTAAAGTAATGAATACATTAACTGATATAGCGGGTAGGGCGAATGTGGTATTAGAGGGTGGAGATTTAGGGGAAACGGAAGAAAAATTATCTCACGATACTTATATAGATATGCCGTCGCAAGGAGGTAGAATGTTAGGGGCAACCCATAGTTCAGTTTTTCCAGCACATTCAGGACACCCAGCATTAATGAGTGATATGTTTCCTCGCATACCACAAGCATTCAGTCAAGTATATTTATCTCACCCCAGACCAATTGGTGGTGAGGGTTTATACGCAGGAGGAAGCGGATTATACGCAGGGGGGAGTAGAGGAAGCGGGTCATACCAAGCCAGAAATATTGCCCCCATACCAAGAGGAGATAGTTTGGAAGGTGAGGGCTTTCTTGACGATATAGGGGACGCATTCAAATTCACCTTTTCAAAGCAAGGAGGCAGAGCATTAGGTCAGGCATTTAAGCCCGTCGGTAGTTTCCTTATTCACAAAGGTCTCCCAGCAGTCGTAAGTGGGTTGGCGGGTTTAGGAACAACTCTTGCTACTGGAAACCCTCTCGCAGGTTTTGCTGTGGGGCAGACCGCAGGTAAAGCGTTAGGCAATTACGCTGGTAAGGCGTTGGGAGACGCTACGGGTATGGGAGTTGGTAAGAGACCTCGTATGGTAAAAGGTTCAGCAGAAGCCAAAGCATATATGGCTTCCATTCGTAAGAAGAGAATGAAAGGCGGTGAGTTGCCTCCCCGTTCTCGTGGGGTAATCACTGACCCGTCTTTATTGGGGCAGGGCTTGTATTAATATGATAGTTAAGTGTGAGATTAATGTTAAGAAAGAGATTAAATATGATAGTATTATATGATATTTAAGCATTAACAATGGAATTATATAGAGAATGAGTAATAAAAATATTTTTATATAGTGTTTCCTTATGATTTATGATATTAAATGAAGATTAATATGAATTTTCACTTAATATAAGCAACCGCTTAACATTCGTCTAAATGTTTATATGGGTCAGGTCGCCAATCGGGATAAAAAAGTGTGGCTTTAAAGTTCTCACTCCCCTACTGCGAACCGCCTCCACTTCTTGGATAGAGTATTTAGCGAATGTTTCCTTGTTATACACAATGTAATACAATCCGTCTGTGAAGTTGAATACAAAGACCAATCGTTCGCCCTTGATACGCTCACACTTATCCACTGGGATAATCGTTGTGGGGTATGCCTTGTATCTGTTTCTTCTTGACTTGATTTCATATTTAGTCGTTTCACTTGAAGCGTCAAATGGACTGAACTGATACTCCGCTTTATCAATCTTCTCATTGAAGTATTCGCTCAATCGGCTTATCACCAAGTTCTCTTTCGGCAACCCATACGCAAGGTCAGCATTTAGGATTTCCAATCCATTTCCAGCAAGGTCAGTAGCACGGGTAATCAAACCATTAACAACAAGGTTAGAGTTCATTCTATATATTTAGCAGATACTTTATTTATCGGTAAATAAACGAAAATTAAAATATCCCTAAACATTATAGTATGCCCGACCTTAAAGAGTATATCAAGGACAAACGCCCTACCCTTTCTGCTTCCAGCATTACAACCTACAACAGCATTCTCCGTAATCTTTATAAGAAGGTTTTTGGTGCTGGTGAGATTGAGACCAAGAAGTTTGAAGAGACCGACAAAATCCTCGCACACTTGAAAGAAGTCCCGCCCAATAAGCGTAAGACAATTTTGAGTGCTTTGGTGATTATCACAGACGATAAGAAGTATCGTGATTTAATGTTGGAAGACATTAAGGAATACAACCACGATATAGGTAAGCAAGAAAAGAGTGAAAGCCAAAAGGAGAACTGGGTTGCTGGTGGCGATATTAAGACCCTTTGGGACAATTTAAAGAGAAATACTGATTTGATATATAAAAAATCTCACCTTACTCCAAATGACCTCCAACAAATCCAATCTTACATTATTGTTTCTCTTTTGGGTGGCGTTTTCGTCCCTCCTCGTAGAAGTAAAGATTTGGTTGATTGGAAGATTAAGAATGTTGATAAATCCAAAGACAACTATTTAGACAAGTCCTCCATTCATTACAACTCCTACAAGACGGCAAAGTGCTACGGCGAACAAGTAGTCCAAATCCCAACTGCTCTCAAAAATATCATTACCAAGTGGATAAAGGTCAATCCCACCGACTTTCTCTTGTTTGATACTAATATGAACCCCTTGACTTCCGTCAAACTCAATCAGCGTCTCAATAAATTATTTGACGGCAAGAAGGTTGGCGTGAATGCTTTGAGACACACTTACCTAACGGATAAATATGCCGACACTATGGAACAGAAAAAGAAGATTGATAAAGATATGACTGAAATGGGTAGTTCTGCGAATATGCTTACCACCTATGTTAAAGAAAAATAAAAAGGTGTAGGTGGTGTAGGGTGTAGGTGCTCTTTTTTTCATAGTAGAAAAAAGGATATTTTTTTTATTTTCTAAAATGGATAATAAAAAAAATCTATATACGAAAAAAGGGCGACCTTCACCCTACACCACCTACACCACCTACATACCGCTATGGAATATGGGGGCAAAAGCGGGGGGCAATCTACTCGCCATTTGGAAATTAGCACTGAAAGGTTGCGACATTAGGGCAGGGGGCATTCCCATACCCAAAAGGTTTCCGTGAATACCTACCGACCCCTTTTCGCCCATTCGTCCCCCACGAAGACGGATAGGAGTGTAAGTAGCGGGGTCTGCTCCCATAGGTCTCCTCGCCATTCTCATATCACCAAAGCCCTTACCACGACGAGGAGCAAATTGTGCGTTATACGACGCTTCGTCTGTAATACCCTGCTTTGCTAATTCAGCGTATGCGGAGGGAGGAAGTGAGCCGTATCCGCCCAACTGCCTTCCAATAGGCATATCCATAAACGACAATCCCTTCATTCCCCGTCCTACTGCGTCCGTGTAGGGAGCAAGAACCCGTCTGCCCCCGCTGTCGTCGTATGGTGTGCTGTATCCGCCTCTGCGTCTCGCTATTTCACCCTCCAACTCGCCCAACTTCAATGAAGCCAAATAAGAACCGATATTCGCCGTTCCAACAGGGCTATTCATAGCAGTCAAAACAGAGTTGGCTGAAAGCACATTTGTATCGGGTGTGCGGGAAGGAGGAGCATTACCACGCTGTTCGTTATACGGGTCAAAGCGGTCAATAGCCCTTGTCGCCTTACTCTCGGCATAGCCACCCAACGCCTTACCCGCCTTCTCGCCAAGCGAAGCACCCGCCTTCATTGCGAACGGCACAAGTTCGGGCTGACCCGCCATTAGGGCAAGACCACTCAAAGCAGACGAACCGATAGTCGCTCCTAACTGCGGTGCGTTTTTCGCCAACTCGCTCACACCTTGCTTGGCTAAACCCTTGATAGTGGGAATAAGCAGTTTCGCACCCACCTTGAAGCCCGACTTTATATCGTCCCAAAGACCCTTACCACTCATTTCAACCCCCTCTGGGACATTCATATTGGCGTTGATTTCTTCGGGGGTCAAAGCCATTGTGAATGCCTTGCCCTTTCCAAAAGATTTTGTTATAGGATTATATCTGTCCGCCCTTACTACAAGGGACAACCCAGTTCCGCTACATATTCTTACCTTACCTCCCTTACGGAGTTTCCCTAAAACTCGGGGAGTTGGGCGTGAGATTTCTATTGCTCTATACGACATTATAGTATAGCAGTAGAAAAAAATATTTGGACGGCAATCCCTAAATGTTAGATAATGTATATTTTTATAAGACATTATCTAATTATTAACGCAGAGGTTATTAAACTCTCGCACCAGTCAAAATATCAACGGACACTTCAACACCATACTCAATGAAGATAAAGAGGTCAATTGCCTTTGAGGACATATTCGTTCCAAGAACATTCACTGATTTCGGGACTGCCTCCTCAACGGGGAGCATTCTACCTACATTCACATAGTAGTAGTTGTAGCCCATTTCAAACTGCTTTTGGTCTATCAAACCAGAAACCAAGCCGTCAGTCATACCACCATTAACGGCATTCTGTCCGTAAAGTTGGTTGATATACTGCTCGTATGAGTAGCGTTCAGTGTTATAGATTGCGTTCTGTCCGCTGACTTGGATATTGAACTGGGTCAAGAGGCAAAGAGGAGAGGTAGTTCCACCACCAGCAGTATCAAAGGGGGACTGAATAGGAGATAGACCGCAATTACCCGTTAGGGTTGCTCCGTCTCCCGCTTGGAAGAAGGGGAGAACCAAGACGGACTTGATATTCGCAATGCCGTTGGTAATAAGGTTATTGAAGGTCTGTCCCGCCGTAATTTGATTTACAATCTGGTATTGGTAAATATCGGTATAGACAATCTTTTTAACAGGAGCAGAGAGGTAAGAAGTTTCAAAGACAGGATTGAAAGTATATGCTGGGACATTCAGCAAGATAGAACCACCAAGAGGAGAGCTGGCGACCAATGTGCTTCCAAGAGAAGTTTGCGAGGTATTCAAACAACGATTACCAACCGCAAGAGAGGCAATGTAAGTTCCAGCCGTGAAAGAAGCCGAACCCTGTGCTCCTTGGAAAGTGCTTGAAGCACCAGCAGAGGCAATCATAATGGGGGACACACCACCAAGAGGACTGCTGACGGAAACAGAGCTGAATACGTCTCCCGCACTTTGAGTGAATGAGACGGAGGACTGGTTCAAGTTGAGCGTAATACGCATAAACACACCCTTCAATAGAGGCACACGCTCAAAGAAGGCGTGTAAATGCTTCAACCACACTTGGGCGGTGATACAAACCTGAACGGAAGCACCAGTAGTAGAGGCAACACCATTCACCTTGTTAAAGATATAGGACTTCCAAAGCAAGTTCAAGTTGGAAATGGTAGTTAGTGTTCCAGAGGCGGAAGCACCAGCGTAGGTCGTTCCAGTTCCCGCTACACCTTCGGGGTCAAAGTTCCAACCTTGCTGACGGCGGAGAAGACCAACATTGTAGCCGTCAAATGCGTTGAAAGCACCAGATACAACAGGGAAAGCACCTGCGTTTCTGTTATTACAAGTTCCAATACCATTCGTGGAGGCAGTAATGGTTGCGTCAAAACGGACAGCGGTTGCGTCGTCGGGATAAAAGCCCAACATAGCACCGCTTACCACAACGTCGTTGTAGGACATAGAGGTCATTAACTTAAATGAGTTCCAAAGACCGCAGTAAGGAGTTTGCTGAATAATAGTAGTTCCGTTGTAGTCCAAAGTGAAGGAATGGACGATAGAACCATACCAGTTCTTCAAGCCCATAACATAGTCGCCAGAAGTTCCAGCAGTGGCGGGGAGGAAGGGAGTAGCACTCGCACTCTGGGTTAGGGTCATAAGCAAAGGCATAGTGAGGTATGCCTCACGATAGTTCATATACTTATTGGAGTTGGCTAATTGAGAAGTATCAATAACGGACTGATTGCCCTGATAGTTCTGGTTCTGGTTGTCTAAAATACTCAACCAATCTTTACGGACGAAAACGGAGGGAGTTCCCTCGCTCATAGAGGACATATCAAACACGAGAGTATCTGCCGACATATTATATAATATCCCAAGATAAAAAAATCGGGATATGATACTTTATTATTACTAAACCTTCTGGGTATTACATATCAAACTTGATATTGGCGGGTTTCTTCGTCAAGGGTTTCACAATTAGGCGGTGTAGTTTTTCGCCTAAACCACTACCCCTTGCGGGATTATTCCCCGTGATATTCATATAATCGTCTATACTCTCGTAGGAAGACCCACCCCCTGCTCCACCCTTATTCAAAATAACTGACCCCATACCTCGTCCTTCCATTATCTTTTTGCGGTGTAGCCGACCGCTCACGCAAACATTAGGATTGCTTCTGTGTAGCATATTTATATGATATACAGAGATAAAATAAATTAGACATTCGCCTTTAACATTATCTTCTTTTTCAAGTTCCTTAATCTCAAAGTCCCTATCATTAGGGTATTCAGTTGCGTCAATTGCTTTTGAATATCCTGTTCCTTATTGGTATGCTCTGGGTCTTTACAATTCTTCAACTCGGTCATTAGTCGCATTTGCTCCTTCGCAAGGTCGTCGTAGAGTTTGTCTAAATACTGCTCGGTCAAATCGCTCATTTGAAAGGAGGACATTCGCTATATAATTAAGCAAGATATTATTTTTTAATACTTACCGCCAGTCAATTTATCTCCTAAATCTCCCATACCCATATCTTTCGTATCTCTAATCACCAATACAATCGTCATATTCGGGTCAAGAATAGTCAGCGGTTGGAAATTTATACCTAAAATTTGGAGACGGAGTTCGTTGTAAGTTCCGCTTAACAACCTATTCCAAGCAAACTGGGGAGGATACTCGTTGATTTGCTCTCCAAAACCCACTCTTGGAGAGAGCGAGTAGATAATGCTGTTGGGAATAGCATACTTATTAGCAATATTGGAAATTGCTAAATAAACAGAGGAGTTGGGTTGGACTTGCGGTGCTGTGTCGCTCGTATAGGACAAGTTTGTTCCCACACCCGCATTGAGCGAGGTCGTGAAAGGCACTGGGGTCGTGAAGCCCAATATCGCATTCAAGTTCGCTGGGATTATCAGCGAGGGATTAAAAGTGGTCGCAGGGAAACCAACCCAACCAGCAGAACCACTTGCGGGGTCGGCAACTGGGACACTCCAACCAGCGGGCAAGGCAATTGGGACGGGGAATGTGTTGATTTGAACGGCATATATATTGGCGTTGATTAAGAATTCAGCGTAATAAACATTCTGTCCCGAAGCATTGATAAGGTAAGTTCCGTTCTTGATAAATTCATATTGGAGATAGAAATTCAAGTCGGCAACCTCATACAACCCCGCTGGAATAGTAATAGAATAGGTTATGGTCGTAGCACCATTCGTCCATTGGTAAGAGAATGTATTGTTGGCGAGGGGCGAGGAGTTGATATTTTCCCAAGAGTAATACATATTTACATTCTGTATCGCTATTTCGTGGTGCGGAAAAGACACGGAGTTAGGAAACTTATAGACCAATGTGTTATTCTGTCCGTTGGCGACTATGTTGTTTTGGTTGAGAACAATTGTTGCGACCATTATATAATATTAACAGAGATTATTTTCTTGTGTGTTCCTTAATAATTCTTTCATAAGTGGAATAACACCCCCCACAAGAGGGCATAGGGGAGGTTATATTGTTCCCCCGTAGTCCTAAATAATAGGCGGTCTGGTTGCCCCCCGCAATAAAACGGGGTTGTAATTCGCCACTTCGCATTTGCGGAATACTATTGGGTAGGTTCGCATTGAGAACCTTTGCGTGAAACATTTTATACATTACAGGGAGATTTTTATTATTGCTAAATCTTTTTAATGACCCAACGCCAACAATTCGTGTAGGATTTCGTTCGCTTGTCTCTTGGGAATACGACCCTCCGCTACAAACTTCATTAGCATTACCTTAAACTCCTTCGCAATCTTGGGGCTGTCGTTTCCAGCAATAATCTCCCCTCTCAAAATATTAAAGCGGTCTTCCTCTTGTTTGTCTTCACTCTTCATTTTGGGAATTGCTGGACTATCCACATTACAGGTCTTGGTGATTTTATAGAGTTTATTCTTCTCGTCTGTATCAAGGGCAGAAATATCCTCGTAGGACGGCACTCCCTTACCTACAAGCGTCTTTATCACTTTTGCTAATCGGGGGGACACCTTCTCCGTTGGAAGCGAACCAATTGTGTTTCCGCTGGGCTGTCTAAAAGCGACTATCCCTTCTCCCTCCAATCTGTGCTTGTTGATAAAATAGCGACCAAACTGGGTATATGGCTTGGGCTTCTCCATTGGCTTATCTACCAAGTGGGCGATTGACTGGCGGTATGGTTTGCCGACCTTTGGCTTCGCCAACCCTCTACCACTCATTTTGCCCTTGATAATAATGCCCTCGCCCGTCGTTCCGCCGTTCGTTTGAGCCAAATAATCTTCAAATGCTACATTGAGTTCTCCGTTGCTGTCCCTCCCACTATCAAACAATTTGGTTGTTCCTCCTCGTCCCGCTCCCGCTCCATACCGCCTACCGCTCTGTCCTGTAAGAACCAACTCGGGGTTCTTGGTTAATCTCGCATTCAAGAATAAAACCTTGTTGGCTTTTTGTCTTGTTCCAAAAGCACTCCACTCGTCTTGGGTTATATTGCGTGGCTGTCTATCATATATTGCCCGACTTGTTGGTGGTGAAGGAGAGGGGGCGGGGCGGTCTTCTCCCGCAGTTCTCGCACTCTCCGCAAAAGACGGCACGGCTTCCTCCTCCACTTCCTCCGCCCGTCCCGCTTCGCCTATTCCTCTGTTTTGGGCTAAACTATTGGAGACAATTTCTCTAATTTCCGCCATTTGCTCTAATACACTCGGTTCAAGCGTAATCAAACCAGACAATCTACTCAAAGCACCTTCGGTATAGCGTCTGTCTCTGTTCGCCATTCCAATATTAATCTCGCCAATAATATCGCTAATATCCTTGTTGGACGGCAAGTTGCGGAATATATCATTACCAATCGTATTTATATCCGCTTGGTCTTGCGGGGGCAACGAGGCAATAATTCTCAACTCCTCTTGGCTTGGAATAAGTGCCTGATTTTCAACCACTCGCTCACCCAAAAGAGCCGTTGGTATTCCAAATTGGCGTTCCACTCTCTCCAATAGAGATTTCAAGACAACCCAAATCTGCCCTCTCGGCAACCCATAAAGGATTTGGGTATTACTCATTATGATTGCGTCTCCGCTTGATTGCTGTAAGCCCGTTTCAACTCCGTCCGTCAATTGGAACTTCTGTATCAAGCGATTTAAATAGGCAATAAAGGCACTGGTCGGCACTCCCGTCGCAAATTGTCTTCTCATATCGGGTTCTATCTGTCCCCAATTATCAACGGCAAAGCGTATCTGGTCTGCTCCCAGTTCGCCGATAATCTGGGAGGCAATCACGCCACTCGTAATAGTGCTTAACTTGGAGCGTAAATCCACTTTGAGTGCCTCAATATCACTCGCTCGTTCAGTTGTGGTTCTCATATCGGGCGGTTGGCTCGGTGTCTGCCCTGTGTTCTTGAAAATCAAGTTCGCATTCTGGTTCTTCTGGTCGTTGGACGCTTGAAGACGCAAGTTGGATAGGTATTGCTCCCTATACTTCGCTCCGTCAAGTGGGTTCTTCCTACTCTTTGGGTTCATTATATCTACTAATGAGAAAATATAATAATAGAAATCTGCTAAATCTAATAGAGAACTGGTCTCCCCTCCGCCTCTTCGGTTTTAATCCATTCGTCTTGCTCGGGTGATAGTAATACTTGGCGGTCTGTGCGATTATCCTTGACGATAGTTGTAGTGGGGTCAAACTCCTCATTCAAAATATCTTCATTTACCAAGCGGTTAAACTCGTCCAGCATTACCTTTTCCCAATCTTCCCCTAAACTCTGGATATATTCATTCATTACTCGGTTGAACTTTACCTTCTGGGAATGAGGCAAGTCCCTAAACTGCGACAGCAATGGTCGTCCCATTCGCTTCATTACAAGCACCATTAAGCGGGTTGCGTTCTCCTGCGTGAAATCTTCTTTGCTAAACTTCGGCATTATAATATTAACACAGATATTAATATTGGAATTTTTGACCTAAATATTGGGGGCGGGTTAAGGGAAAAAAGGTGTTTAACCACCTAAAAGGTGTAGGTCGTGTAGGGTGAAGGTTCTCGTTTTTTCGTATATGGTTTTTTTTTTACTTTTTTTTTAAAAATAAAAAAAAACGGAATGCCCCTTTTTTTTACTTTACAACACGTGAAATAACCTACACTACCTACACCACCTACACCCTCACAATTTTCTATTCAAATAAAAAAGGTATATACAGCATATATGGTAAGGAATAATATTAATCTTTTATCAAATTAAAATTATGCTGGGTGTAGGTCAGGGTGTAGGTTATTTTGACCTACACCTTTTCTTAATTTTTGTTTTGTTTTGGGTGCGAGGTTAAGAACCCTTTTTCGCTTAATTATACACCTAATACTCGTCAGTTTCAACCTCGTCGTTTATCTCGTGGCTGATATTACTTACCTCGTTTTGGGTTTCCTCAAATTCTCCATTCTTTTTCAACAATAGGCAACCCAATTTGAAATGTGCTTTGAGAATGCTGATATTGATTGTCTGCTTGTATCCCGTCTTGGTTCTTGTTCCCTTTTGAAAAGTCTCCTCTGGTAAATCGCATTCGGTCTTTATCTTTTTGAGTAGCACACCCTCGTTCATATTGTCCTCAAACTTGTATCCAGTTGTCTCACGCCACAAGCGAAACTCCTTTAACAAATCGCTCCCAGTCATTATACACTCGGTCATTTGAATACGCTGTAAGGTAAATGCCTCCAAGAATATAGACATAGGGTTCTTGGTGTGTTCTATAATGGTCTCGTGATACTTGGTTCTGGGGACTTTGCGGAAATTCCAAGTGGATATATCAAATATTTTGAAAGCCCAGTAGATAGACCGCAGGGCGTTTGGTCTCACAAGTGCCTCGTTGATTTCTTGAAAATGTGCGTCGTTGCCTTTCAATTCGTCATTACAACGCAAAATCCAATTGCGTCTGTCGTCCTTTGAGGTCTTGGTAGGGTCAGCGGTGTTTGTGAGTTGGACTACTCGGTGATACGAATTGATTTCAAACTGGTCTTTGCCTTTGGGGTTAATCCACATAGGATAGTCAGTAATCAACGCTTTTATCTTGCCGTCCGCACCAAACGCATTACGCTTATCCGTCTCACTCAAAATCACGAGGTAGGCATTCGTCATAGCAGAATTGAAATTACCCCAGCAATCTCGCTCTGGTGTTTGGGTTTCCAGAGTTTTACCTGCTCCATATAATTTGGAGAATGTGTTGAGAATGGTGGATTTTCCTATTCCTTGATTGCCGATTAAGTTGAGGGCGTGTTCTGGTTTCTCACAGGGTTTTTGGATTGAATGAGCGAACCAAGAACATAACCAATTAGTTTGTTCGGCTTGACGACCGCAAATAATATTAATATGCGACATAAATTTTTCTACTGCGTCGTGGTCTATTTCTGGGTCGTCCATTCCAGTAAAGGGTAGTGCCTCATAAGGACTGGGTCTCCAAAGATTAAACACATTATCAGGGCAGACCAGCGGAGGCGGATAAACCCCTGCGTCCTCGTAGCAACGCATAAGGGGGTCTCCTACCCATTCCTCAATGTATTTGATTTTCTTTTCCTTACCACTATCCAGCGTCTTTGTATAGCATTCATTTTCGTAGGCGACAACCAATTTCTTTTTGTCTTGGAATATGAATTTTTTGAAAATGCCGTATTCACAATAGGAACGCATAAAGGTCGCCGTATTTTTGATTTTACACCATTCCCGTTCAAAGTTGCCTCGCCAAGTAATATATTCTGGGTCTTGGTTGGTTGCGACAGCGGATACATTATCGCCCCCCGTCTGTAAAACCTCCAATTCTATCATAGGAACTGCGGTTGCCTCTACTAATGCTCGTCTTGCGTCAATAATGGATTGAATAACATAGCATTTATCCTCTGGATTATCGGGTATAAACTTTTTCACTTTCATTTTGATAGAGAACCCAGTTTTCTCCAAAATGTAATCATTCATTCCGTTAATGTGAAAATTCATATCGGTATATGCTGGTGGAGCAGGAGCGGTCAATCCGTCATAACACAAGTCAAGAGACCTCGCTTTGAATAAACCATTATCCACTCCATACTTGTAGGCGTGTTTGAGACATTCGTTCTCCATAATCCCGCAAAAGTAGGACATAGTGCGAGATTTCTTTTCCCAGAGTTTCATAGGAGGTTTTGGAGCAGGAGGGTCAAAACAAACCTTACTAACAAGGTCAGGGTTGCTTTCATACACGAGGTCAATTATTCTTGATATTTCGTTTTTGAACTCCTCGTATTTCGGGTGTTTTGGTTTTTCAGCAACAGGTCTGGGAACTTTGCCTTTCTTTGCCTCTCCCTTTTCAATACTTTTAGTCCAAGTGGTTTCTCCTCCTCCGTAAATGGTAAGATTGTGTAATTCTTTAATATCGCCTTTGGTTAATCGGTTTGCCTTTGTTTCTTTTTCGTCTGCTCCCTCAACCGAGTAGTAATCAACCATTTCCTCCGCAATAGTATCAAAATTTGTAATATAGTTCTCAATCGCAGGGAGACCCCCCGTGATTTTTAAACGCTTACCCATACACAATAGCAGGGTGGGGTGTCCTTTCACCATATCGTAATCAACCCAACCCTCGTAATGAAAGATTGTATTTTTGATATATTTGGAATGAACGCCTAAACTGCCCGACACTCCAAGAAAATCAGGGTCAGTGGGGTCTTTTGCTGAATAACGCCTACCATATCCACCACCTCTGGATTTCCACTCAATATGTAGGACACCATTTTTCAACTTATCAACGATATTGTTTTTAAAATTATTTTTCATTACCTCTGTGATTTTTGGATTTCCAAACTCGTCCAACTCCTCACACTCCAAAATCAAGCGGATAATTTCTCTATCAATAGTGTATTTCCAATCACCATTCCATTCAACATAAGACGGCACTTTCGCTAAATCAATCGTCCAAGAGTTCTTTTTCAAAAAGTTCATTCTTGCTTATAGATACTACGGATATTATATTTAATACCTTTTATCCCTAAATGTTTAATTCAATTTTATATTAAATTGTTAAAACAATTGTCTTAAAATACAGGGGTTTTTTGATACATTAATTACCCTAATTATTTAATCATTTTTTTATAGAATTTCGTATTTGCCCTAAAATGGGTCAAATATGAAATATTGCTTAATTAAATGGTGGTCTGGGGTTCTTGGGTGATTTTTAGAAAGAGGTCAAGGGGCAACTTCTCCTTAATCTTGCGGAGTTTGTGAATGTCGGCTAAATACTTGCCGTATTCTTTTAGTTCCTCCGCAGGTAATCCATTCACTGCCTTACACTTGACCGAGTTCTTGTATGCTCGGCAATCCTCCTTGTTTTTATTGTAGCGGTTTCGCATATACTCTCGCATATATGTCTTCTTATCGGCTGTCTTGTTTGCGGTTGTAGTTGAAGGAGT